GCTTCGCACTATGCCAAAGAAGCAAAGGGCGCAAAAGGCGCCAAGAAAAAGCACGAAAAAGTAGAAATGAAAGAGGCGAAAAGCGCCGCTAAAGACCTAAAAAAGCGGGCCAAAAAAGCCCACGAATATTAGAAGTAAAGCGGGTTTACATTGGTTATTTTACCCTTTTGTCCATCCCCTGCCCGACCAATCATCATAATACCGATAAACTTGCCCTGAAACTTTATCTAATTTATGAGTAGAGTCAATCATTTCATATTTTGGGACATTATTAAAAAATAGATAAGCCGCCAGAAAAATACAAAATGAAATGCAAAAGGTAGCAAGTAGACATTTAATTGTAAATTCTTGTAGTGACATCTCGGACTCCTTGTTTTGTGTAGTTAAGGTTTTCGTACCGCGTTGATAATCCTCTCATTAAGACAGGTTAATCCTCCACGATGTAATAGATGGTTTGCGATACGACTCGAGATCCATCCCTTGTAACTGTGGTATTTTTGAGTAATCGACGTGGCCCTTGCGCTGGATTTGGCTCAATGATACACCCCCTCCGCGACAGTTTAATCCTCCACTTAACTCGATAAGTTCGCTTTTTAGACACTCGATCTCCGAGTCTATTCGATTTCTTGCGTTTATTCTGTCGTTTATTTGGGTCGCGCGATGTAGCCATCCGTAGTCAGTCCTATCTATAAAATCTCCGTCACTAGGCTCAGGAGGCGTTTTGTTAAGTAACAAGGTGTAAAATTTAAGTTCTTCAGCGATCATTCGATCAATATAAGAATTGTTTTTAGGCACTTCAAAAGGGTCACCATCGAAGCCATCAAAGACAAGAAAGAAGTGCACTAGGGGCTTTCGGCATTGGATTTGATGCTGTACTTGCGGATAGTACATGGGGGGCACTTGTCGAGTCTTGGCAAGATAATGATCGTAAGAGTTAGGCATAGGACACTTAATTTCTACAGTGTATTGCCCACACTCGGAAATGCCGTCTAGGCTTGCCATCATCCAAGGATATTCTTCGGACACGACTACGTTCTTAGGATCTTCTTTCGGAACGAGCTTAATGCCTGTCTTAAATGTGAATAACTCCCTTGCCAACGGCTCAAGCTCAATACCCCTGCGCATGGCCTCGCTCATAAATACGGAGCCTTCTTCGCCGTTCTTTTCTTTGTAGAGTTGCAGGGGAGTCTTGTATTTGGAAGCCCCCATAATTGCGGAGGCATCCGTTGCCGTAATCATGGTCTTGCGAAAATCAAGCCACTCTTTTGTGCCCTGTACAAATCGCGGATCAGTGTCTTGTGCTTTCATAACCCGCCATCTTTTCAAGGAATTCTATGTACTCTTGCATCTGAATAATCTTATTGGCTAAGACCCCCGCGACAACTGCCGCAGGGTTGTTACTCATTTCCGTCCATTCGGACGCATATTCTTCGGCTTCTTTGATAATGTCTTGAGCGTTCATTATGACTCCGTAGTTACCAGTTCAGGGGCTTTTTCTTTTTGTTTCGCGTATGTTTCTTCAGCATTTTTAAGAGCAGCAGTTTTCATGCGATCATAGATGTCGGATGGCAGGTTCGCTAAAGAATCGGAATTGTACTGCTTTTTGATATAGGCATAGACATAAGATCTATACTTCTCATCGCATTCACCCAGCAACATTTCTAGATCGGCAGCTTGCTCAAGGGTGATTAGCGGTACAGATACTTCAGCCTGCTCCATCTCTTCTTTCGTATACACACCACTCATCTCCGCAGGAAATGCTTTTCTCAGGGCTTGAGCTTCAGCACATTTAGCAAGCATAGTACGTGGCATAGTAGCCCAAAGGCCGGTTGGTCTTTTCTCTTTTGTATCCTTATCCACGTATGTTTGAATATATTCATCAATGTGAGCACTAGCCGATATTATGTGCCATGTACCATCACGAGTCTGTTTTTTTATGTAAGATGTCGCCGATTCAAGCCTTCCATTTGCATCATATGTATAGGTCGATTCAGGGCCGGGAGCATAACACCCCGTTCTTTCTGCAATCAAGCGATAGCCGTCGATTCCTGTCTGGATAGTCATAGTCTCGCCCCATGTTCCATCTGGCTTCTTGGCTTTACGTTTGACGGCGTATATCTGTCTCATGAAAGGATCAAGCTGAGTTTTCGAGCAAGCCATCAAAAAGATCTCAAACTCTTCGTTGCTAACGCCTCGGCAAATCGAATTTTTAAGTATTTCAATTTGCTTTTGGCTGAAGTGCGAGGAAACTTGTCCCACGTGGTTGTCTTGAGGAACTAGAGACATAACTTTTGACATATTTACACCTTTTGGTTGTCTATCTAATATTTTCTTCAACTAAAAATGATCTTGATAAAAACCGCAAGCGACAATATTATTTTCGTTGCGGAGGCTTGGAATCACAAAAACCTGGGTCGGGCAATAAAGTGGTCTGAGTCCCGCGCTTTATCAATGTGAAAAATGTAACATTTCTTACATTTTCCTGTCTAGTACTTTTGAAACACTTCTTAAAAATAAAAACATTTGACAACAAAGAGCGTGTGTGATTGTATTATCATTCCATTACACATAGCGGATAATATGAAATTAAAAGTTTTTTTAGCTCAAAACAATTATAGACTTAAAGATTTTTCTGAGATATTAGATATCGACCAGAACTACCTTTCCCGTATCATGCACGGCCACGTTAAGCCGGGGAAAAGGCTGCTTGCTGATATTACAAGATTGACAGGAGCGCAAGTCCAAACTTTCGACGATTTGATAACGGACAAGGTCAGCCCCGAAAAGACAGAAGATGCAAAAGCAGACTTTCGCAAACCGACAACGGCTCTACAGCAGATGAGTATCTATGACCTTAACAGACTGATCGATTCACAAGAATAGACTATTTTTCTGCGCGGATCATGTAAATTGCAAGGAGTGTGATGAGAAAAAAGACGAGGGAAGCTAGAGCAAATATGCATTTTGGCGTACCTCTCAAGATCTCCGACCACACTTCTTTCATATTTTGGTTGCGAACATTTGTCAAATGGCGCAATCATGGTTATAACACAAGCTATATTAATGTCTAACACTCTTTACAGTCTGATGAATGAAAAAACCCGACACCTTAACGATGTCGGGTCGATGTTCGCTAGAACACAATCGGAATTGAAACGGCACTTTTTAATACCACTTAAAAAGAACCAATGGAAAAACAAACATGGACTATTTGTAGCTTCATGCTATCACTTGTCCTCATTTTTTCCCATTGGTTTTTTCAACAAAAAAAATCTTATGAGGAAAAATCATGGCTATCATTCGTTCATTTCATAACAAAGAAAATCCCTTTGTCCAAATCAACCGAGCCGCTCTTCGGAATAATAATCTATCTTTAAGGGCTCGTGGTCTATGGGCGCTATGTCTCAGCTACCCGGCTGATTGGAAATTTCATGTGAGCGAACTTATAAAGCAATGCAAAGAAGGAAGGGACGCCATTTACGCCTCTATAAAAGAATTAATTGAAAATAATTATGCTATACGGATTGAGATTTGCAATAAAAAAGAAAACGGAAAGCTATCCGGAAAAGAGATTGAGTATGTGTTTTTTGAGTTTCAAATTGAAGATAATGAAAAAGTTAAATACATAGAGGAATTCAAAAAATGTTACCGATGTCCGCCTTTTCAGGATCCCGGAAATCCGCATCTACAAATAGATAAGCTAGCTACAAAAAAAGAGCAGCAAGCAACAAAGGGAGCTAAAGCTCCTGCTGCTGCTTCTTTTAGCAAGACAAAACAAGAAGCGAAGAGCGCCCCCCCTGAACCGTTCGGAAAACCCGAACAGTTGAAGAAGCCCAAGGTGTACCAGTGTCTTGAGAAGATCGACATCCCAGAGATGCACAAAGCTCGGATTACTAAGCAATACGCAGAGCAAACCGTTCAGAAGGCCTTAGATTTCGTTATGGCGCCCAATTTCAATATCAAGACTACCCTGAGTCAAGCTATATCATGGTCGTGCAAGGAAGAGCCATTTAAAGAAGAAAGAAAGGCATCTTTGAAAGAGCACAACAAATCCTATGCGATGAAATATCAATATGCTGTATCGTCAAGCTCTGAAGTTCTTTGCTGGGAGGATTATGTGACTATATCGGGATTGAGGTCTCAATTTAGTTTTTCTATCCCCTATAATGACAAAGATTTTATGATTCTCTTTAAGAGCACTCTTATTGAAAGAGACTTTGAAATATTGGAGGAATAATGGTTTGGATATTTTTGAAAGATGGATGTTTTGACTCTACGAAAGCAATGTTAAATAGGCACGCAATTATTATCTATTTGGGAGGAGCTGAAGAGGTTACCTATTTCTATGACTCCATAGAAGAGCGCGACCAAGAAATGGCCAAGATAAAGGGCGCTTTGCTCGAGGAAAGAAATAATAGTTGGTAATGCGTGAATAAAGTCACATGGGAGCTTGCTCTCCGCACAGTAAGCGAAGCAAACTCTTCTGAGCACTGGACGGCTAAAAGTACCCGTCATAAAAGGCAGCAATTTTTCATTCGGCAGGCTTTTGCAAGAGAGTCGCAGAAGATAACCCTCCCTTGCACTATCACTTTTGTAAGACTTGGCCCTCGCGAAATGGACGATGATAATCTTGCCATTTGCTTCAAATACATAAGGGACGAGCTATCCGAATGCCTCATACCTGAGAAAAGATCCTGCTATGTTAACGCAAAAGGTAAGACTATAAAAATCAAAGGCAGGGCCGATTCTGACCCTCGTATCAAGTGGCGATATTCTCAAGAAAAAAGTGCTACACATGGAATTCGCGTTGAGATAGAGTTCAACAAGGAAAATATTGAAAATGTGGATAAAGATTGAGGATGGCCTTCCCATACAGAACGTTAGTATAAGAGTAAAAAATGGGGGGAAGATATGGGAGGCTCGATACTATAGGAAAAAATGGCGATCCATATATGGTAAACAGCTTCATAAAGTCACGGAATGGTACAAATGCCCGGTCGAATATCCCAAAATTCCCGCAAAAGATATGAAGAAGTTTGTTGAGAGGTACAACTTGTATAAGCACCAGATGCAAAAAAGAAATTTCGTTACTAGGTACGTATGCTTGAATACTTCGAACGAGACTACCCTGTAGGTGATATGCAACACGACTTTATGGCAAACCGCAATGATCCCCAATTCTTCGCCAGAAACTTCCGTTTAGTCCTTAGACTAGCAAGCAAAAGCTCCCGAACCACTCTTGCAATTGAGCAGGTACAAGAGCTATGCGACTTTTACCGTAGATTAGAGAGAGAAAATGATTCATTGGACAATAAAAACAATTCCTATCAAAGATCTGAAGGATCACCCCAAGAACCCACGTAAGATATCGAAAGAGCAGCTCAATCACCTTGAGGGATTGATTAAAAAGTACGGCCTCATCGACAAGCCAATCGTTAACCTCGACATGGTCATAATTGGCGGCCATCAGCGCGTTAAAGTCCTCAAGAAAATGAAGGTTAAAGAAGTTGAGTGCTGGGTGCCCGATAAGGTGCTCGATCAAGATGAGCTTGACCACCTTTGCGTAGGACTCAATCTCAATCAGGGGGAGTTTGATAGTGATATACTTAGTAATGACTGGAACCCTATAGATTTGCTTAAATGGGGTTTTAATGAGGATCAGCTAGTTTCATCGGCTAAAGAAGCTGAAGAAGTTCTAAAGCCGATGAAGGAAGATTCTAAGAAAAAAGCGTGCCCTAATTGCGGGCATCAGTTTTAACTGCCTGTATATTCGAGCGACATCTCATGCTCGAGCCATATATCATCTCTGACTCTGTANTAGTAGTTGCCTGCCATTTCTTCGATGGTTTCTCCTCGAAGATATTCATCATGCCGATTAAGCCAAGGGCAACCCCAAGGCAATTTGCTTTCTGCATCATCTTCTTGGAATTCCCAATGTGAATAAAAACTATTTACAAAAACGTCTTTTTGATTTTCTGTAAGTTCTTTCGCTAACATATTAACTCCGGGTCGGGGGTTGCTATCATTATAAATGAAACATACATTAAAAAAAAGAAGAAAGCGTTTTTTTTGTAACTAATGTTAACAAAAT